GTTCCTGCATCCCTCGTCCCGGCCCCCTGGATCGCAAAAAATGGGGGAAAATTCTTTTCGGACAACCATAACTGCCCCGAAGAGCCAACACTTACAGACTAACGGAATGCCTCACCGTTGCCATCGACAGAGAGCAGCACAGAGAGCTTCGGCGCATTGCCAGTGCGCCTCCGCGTGAATCGGTGTCGGCTCTCGTTCGGCGGATCATCCACGAGTACCTGAGGAGGGGACGTCATGCCTAGGCTGTACACGAGCCAGGAGGTTGCGTTCAAGACCGGTATTCCGGAGACGCTGCTGCGCAAGATGCGGTCGGAGACCTACAAGACGGGTCAGCAGGTGGGGCCGATCTTCTGCAAAATTCGCGGGCGGGTTTTCTACCGGCTGGACGACGTGCGGCGGTGGATCGAGTGGGTGGAGGTGGTTTCGAGCCGGGGAGGTGTCGCGTGATACGCCTGAAGGATCGCAGCGTGCCCGAACTGAAGGCGATGCTCGTCGATGCCCGCAACCGGATGGAGCGGGGCGAGAAGGATCCGTCCGTCGGGGCAGGCGAGTACATGGGCATGGTCATCGAGTGGATAGCCGTCAGTGAGGCCCTGGCGGCCAGGATACGTCGGATGCAGTACAGGTGAAAGGGCAAGCTCATGGGGACGTTTCATCCAGCCACAAAGCGCAAGGCGAAGCTGCGGTGTGCGATCTTCGGGCCCAGCGGGTCGGGCAAGACGTTCTCCGCGTTGCGGATCGCCAAGGGGATGGGGGGCCGGGTGGCCGTGATCGACACGGAGTTCGGGTCGGCCAGCAAGTATGCGGACCGGTTCACGTTCGACACGGCCGAGTTGACTGAGCCGACCATCGAAAACTACCGTCGGCTGATCTGTGAGGCGTCGCAGCAGTATGACATTCTCATCATCGACAGCCTCAGTCATGGCTGGCAGGAGCTGTTGCAGGAGGTCGACAACCTGGCCCTGTCGAAGTACCGGGGCAACACGTGGTCGGCTTGGTCGGAGGGCACGCCGCGTCAGCGGGCCCTGGTCAAGACGATCCAGGCGGCGCCGTGCCACATCATCGCCACGATGCGGTCCAAGACCGAGTGGACGACGGCCACCGACGGCAAGCGCAGCAGGCCCGTGCGGGTCGGTCTGGCCCCGGAGCAGGGCAAGGGGATCGAATACGAGTTCGACCTGTTGCTGGAGTTGAGCCCGGAGCACGTCTGCCACGTCATCAAGGACCGCACGGGCAAGTTCCAGGACCAGACCATCGAGAAGCCCGGCGAGGCGTTCGGGGGCGAGCTGATGGCGTGGCTGAATGAAGGTGCCGAGCCGCAACCGGCCCCGCAACAGCCGTCGGCTTCACCGACGCAACCTGCCCCGCAGCCGCGGCCGGCGCAGCAACCGCAGCAGGCTCGGCAGTCGCGGCCCGACTACCCGCAGCCCGGGCAGGCGTTTTCCCGTGGGCGTCGGCAGGCCGGTGACGATGCGGGTCTGTCGGATGACGACTGGGGCCGTGTCATCCCGCAGGGGGCGGACATGCCGAACCCGGCCCAGAAGCAGTGCCTGGTCGAGGCGTGGAAGCGGCTGTCGGACCTGGACCGTCGCGTGAGCCTCAGTGCGGTCTGTGCGCACGTCTGGGCACGGTGGGCCGCGTGGCCGCAGACGCAGTGGCACGTCAACAAGATTCTCGACCCGAGCAACACGAACATCGAGGACCTGATCCGGGCGGAGGTGGCCTGAGATGGAGCCCGTCTTCGCGTGCACGCTCCGCAACGGCAGGATCGAGGTCCGGGACCGTGTTCGCCTGCGGCAGTACTGCCAGCGTTTTCGTGACGGCCAAGACCTGGAACTGGTGATCCGGTCGCGTACCAGGCGGCGCACGAACGAGCAGAACCGGTACTACTGGGGCGTGGTGGTTCGGGAGTTGAGCCTGGCGACGGGCCAGCCGGCCCAGGCGTATCGCGAGGACGGTCTGTGGATCGCCGGGGTCCACGACGTGATCAAGGCCAAGTTCCTGACCGTGCGTGACCCGGTGCTGGGTGTGGACGTGGTAAGGAGTACCGCGTCGTTGTCAACGCGGGAGTTCAACCACCTGATCGAGCAGGTGCGGGAGTGGGCGGCCAGCGGAAGGGATTTCGAGCCCGTCTACATCCCGGCTCCCAACGAAGTGATCCTGCCGGACGTGACGCCGTGGCAGGTGGTGGCTGGTGTAGCGTGATGAAGGAGAACGAACATGGCAACGAAAGTCGAGGCGACAGTGCAGGAGACGGCCGAGCAGACGAAGGACATCACCGCGATGGGGTTCTTCGAGGCGACGAGCCTGATGCGGCGTATCGAGGCCGAGGCGGCCGAGACGGGCGAGCTGACCGAGGAGCAGGCGGCGGCCCTGGTCGGGGTCCATGCGGTCATGCCGGAGAAGGTCCAGGAGCTGGCCGTGACGCTGCTGCGCCTGGAGATGTTCACCGACTACCTGAAGCGTGAGGAAGAGCGCATGTGCGAGGCGCGCAAGCGCGTCGGGCGGATCCGCGAACGCCTGGAGCAGGCCGTTGTCAACTACATGGACGTCGCAGGGTTCGAACGACTGACCGGCGGCACGTACCTGCTCAAGCCGCGCAAGTGTCCGCCGAGCGTCGTGCTGGACGACGGGTTCGACAATCCGTTCTTCTGCCGAGTCGTCCGGATCGACCAGCCGTCGGCCGAGGCGATCAAGGCGGCTCGTGCGGCGGGCGACCGGCTGGTCATGCAGGCCGACAAGCGGGCGATCAAGGAGGCGTTGCAGGCCGGGCAGGAAATCCCCGGCGCCACGCTGGTGCAGAAGGTCAAGCTGGAGATCAAGTGATGCCAAGTTACAACAAGGTCATTCTGGTCGGGCACCTGACGCGCAACCCGGAGGTCCGGTACACGCAGAACCAGACGCCCGTGGCGAACACGGGCCTGGGGATCAACCGGCGCTGGAAGACGCAAGACGGTCAGGAACACGACGAGGTGTGCTTCGTGGACCTGACGGTCTGGGGCTCGCGTGCCGAGGCCATGGCGAAGTACTTCAAGAAGGGCGACCCGATCCTGGTCGAGGGCCGCCTGGCCCTGGAACGCTGGACCGCCAAGGACGGCACGAATCGCCAGAAACTGTATGTCAATGTCGAGGTGTGGCGGTTCGTCGGCAGCGGCAACGGCAATGGCGACGGCCAGCAGGCCGCGGCCCAGGATCCCTACGAGGCCCCACAGGCCACCGCAGGGTTCGACCCGTACGCCACGGCCGGGGCGCCTCCGGCAGACGACGATATCCCCTTCTGAAGTCCTCCATGAGCCGCGGGGTCGGGCGTCTGTGTGTGTGCATAACACGCTGTCTCCTATCCGGGCCCGGCCCCGCATTCTTCGACCGGAGCGGATATGGAGATCGACATGGCACCACGGATGGGCATCGAGGACCGGCTGCGGCCAGCCGAGCGGAAGTACAACAACCGGGTGCAAACCACGGTCGTTGGGGCGAATCGCTGCCGCTTTCGCAGCCGGGGCGAGCTTCGCCTGGCGCAGTGGCTGGAGGCCGAGTTGCAGGCCGGCCGGATTCGGGACTGGGCCCACGAACCGGAGCGGATCGACTTCCAGGCCGAGCTGGCCGCAGAAGCTGAGAAGCTGGCGGAGTCTTGGGACACGGCGCAGGATGCATGTGATTTGCGGGCCGTGACCGACCGCCTGGCCGAGATTGTACGGCTTCTGAGGTGCTGGCGCGGGCCGAAGGTGTACGTCCCGGATTTCGTCGTGACCGAGACCGACGGTCGGAGGCGGTATGTCGAGTTCAAGGGCCGGATGCAGTCGCGCGACGTGACCAAGCTGCGGCGGCTGCGTGAGGCCCGGCCGGAGGCGGTCATCTGGCTGGTGCTGGCGCGACGCGACAGACGGAACGCGAAATACGTCGCGCAGGCCGCCAAGTACGTGGACGCGATTCGGGTCGAGACGAAAGACGGGTACGAGAGCACGGATGCTGTACTACCGAATCCGTCGTGTCGAGGTGCGCGGCGAAGACATTCTGGCGCTTCGTGAACGCCTGGGCGTCAGCCAGGAAACGTTCGCGTTGGCGTGCGGGCTTTACCGGCCGAAGTTGTGCCGGCTGGAGTCGCCCGGTCCGCACGTGATCGACTGGGACGTGTACGGGCGGATCGTCGAGGGCGTGCGGATTATGGAGGGCAAGGCATGAAGCTGTTTGACGACGACCTGGTGTGGATGGCGGCCGCGACGGCAGCCGTGCTGCTGGGTTGGATGCTGTCGATGGCGTTGACGTTACGAGTGGTAGGGGTGTTGAACGATGCGTTTTGACGACGAGCCCGAGGACGTGCAGACGGCGGTGACATGTTCCATTTGCGGAGCCGAGCTGCAGCCCGAGTACGGCGACAGGGTGATCACGTGCTCGGTGTGCAACGAGGTGGTCTGCGAGAAGCACGCGACGCTGTGTGCGTGCCCACAGTACGTGTGCACGGAGTGCGTGACCGACATCGAGGGCGAACATTATTGCCCGGAGTGCCTGAAACAGGAGCAGGGAGGCGAGCATGCGGTATCGACGGATCAGTACGTGCCTGTGGAGTGACGCGAAGTTCAATCGCCTGTCCCGGCTGCCGGCGTGCGGGCAGGCCCTGTGGCTGTACCTGTTGACCGGCCCGCACACCACGAATATTCCCGGTCTGTTCCGGGTGACGCGGGCGGGTCTGGCCGAGGAGCTGGGCTGGGAGCTGGACGAGCTGCTGGTGGCCTTCGGGGAACTGGAGGCCCAGGGGATGGCGCGGGCCGACTGGAAGGCCAAGCTGGTCTGGATTCCGAACGCCTTGCGACACAACCCACCACAAAGTGTAAACGTGGTCCGATCATGGGCGACACGTTTTGACGAGCTTCCTGAATGCAGACTGCTGGTCGAGGCTTGGGATGCCATCTGTGACGAATTGAAAGCCGTCGGCGAAGCATTCGAGAAGGCTTTTCGGGAGATATGCAGGCGGCCGACGTTGCCTGGCGATACGCCATCCGATCTGGCTTCCGATATGCCTTCCGGTATGCCTTCGGGGAAGGCTTCCGGTATGCCTTCCGGTATGGCTTCCGGTATGGTTTCGGGTATGCCTTCCGGGAAGGCTTCCGGGAACGGTTCCTTCCCCCCCTTGGTCCCCCCCGGCTCTCCCCCCTCAGACTCCCCCCTCTCATACCCCCCCTATAATCCCCCCCATTCTCCAGACCCCCCTACGTGTGCTGGCGCACACGCATCCCCCCAAGGGGGGGCAGCGTGCCCGCCGGCCAAGGTCGACGACGGCTTCGACGAGTTCTGGCGGGCGTACCCGCGGAAGGTGGGCAAACGGGCAGCCAAGCGGGCCTGGCAAAAGATTCGACCGAGTCCCGAACTGGTCCGGGAGATGATCGGGGCCCTGGACCGGCAGAAGCGCAGCGAGCAGTGGGGGACCGAGGGCGGCCGGTTCATCCCGCACCCGGCGACCTGGTTGAACCAGGGCCGCTGGGAGGACGAGCTGCCGGAGGTGGCGGATGTGCGGGCCGAGCAGCAGCAGAAACTGGAGCGGAAGCTGGCGGCGATGTTTGGAGCGAGTGATGACGCAGACGGAGATTGCGGGCGTGGTGCGGCTGTTGGCGCGGCTCTGGCCGCAAATGGCTGACCTGGCGGACAACGACGAGCTGCTGGACGTGTGGCGGCGGAGCCTGGGGCCCCTGGACGCCGAGGCGGTCATTGAGGCCCTGAAACGCCACCGTGCCGCGCAGGTCAAGCCGATCAGGCCGGAGCCCGGCGAAATCCGGGCGATGGTCCGGCGGTATGGCACGGGTGCGTCCGACGCCATCGAGGCGCGCAGCGACCTGGTGGGTCTGGACATCTTCGTGCAGGCGGTGGAGGTGGCACCCGAGGCGCCGGTCCCCGATCGGGCGGTGAAGGTCGTGGGCCGGTTCCACCAGCTGGTGTTCATCCGGTCGGACCAGGCGGCCCCGACGCGGGCCGGTCTGCTGGATCAGGCGGCGGCGTGGTGTCGCAGGTTACGCGGGCGGACCGGGTGTGTGTGGGCGGTCGTGGAGGGCATGACCGAGTGCGACATGTCCCGGCGGCGGTTTGAGTTGCGGGCGCGCGGAATTGGCCGCAAAACCCCGCTGATGCGGGAAGTGACGGCGTGTGTGACGTGATCCGGTCGTGGTTCCCCGTGCGGATGGGGGTAAACGCCGCAGAATGGCGGGACTACTCATCCAGTATCTGGTCACGGGTGATACCGAAGGTTCGTTGGAGTTTGCTCAAATAGGCATCCAGAACTTGGGCTCCTGGACGATTGCATGATGTGTGGCCGATGCGTACTGGGCGGAATGGGCCCCAGAGTCGTCCGGGGGCAAGACGATAACCTCACCGCCCTTGGACTTGATGCGATAATTGTGTCGCCGTAAGTAGCGTTCGAGCTGCTTCCATTTGACGGCGCGGCGGCTCATGGTGATGCTTCTCAGGTGAATATCAAATCACTTGTGAGCCGTCGGTGGTGCTGCTCGCCCGGCGCGTCAACCAGCACGGTCAATTGGGAGGGCCAGCGGCCGTGGACCTGTTTGCACGCGATTTCGTAGATTTCCTCGGGCAGTGGCAAGGCCGTTTCGGCCATACGACGGATGTTCGCTGGGGCGGGACACATGACTTGTATCGTTGGATCCTCGGTGGCCAAATCCAAGATGGTCTTGACGCCGCGCATGAGGTCGACCAGGGCCTCGAGAACACTGCCTCCGTCACCGATCTGATCCGTATCCAGACTATGAGCGATCCAGCGATGGCACTCGTGGTCGTAATAGATGACGCACCGGTCGCGAAAGTGCTGTCGTCTTGATGGTTTCGTACCCATTCCACCCTCTGCGGATGTGAGAAACAACCCCCTCCGTGTTCTCCTTTCACAGGGCTGTCCGTGCCCATCCGCCTACATACAGTCTACCTACTTGGTTCGGCCGAATCAAGGGACGGACTTGAGAGAAGTTACACCCTTGGTGGCCCGATAGCTGCGATTTTTTGAGGTGGCATGATGGGGCGGGGGCCTTCAGGCCGGCGTTTTGCGGACGCGCGGAATGTACCACTAGTGGTACGTAGGCGCGGCGGTGGGGGGCGTCTATGGTGGGGGCATGGCAAAGAGACTGCGAAAGTGGAGACCCGAATATCGAGCACAGATCATCAAGCTGGCTCGCAGGGGCGAGTCGCCCAGGGCGATCGCCGACCTGCTGGGCGTCTCGATCAGCACCCTGACGCGATGGATTTCAGACGTAGACGGTCTGGAGAAGGATTATCGCGAGGCCCGGGCCGAGTGGCGGCGGGTCAATAGCGCGCAGCTGATCGACGCGGCCGAGGTCGGCCTGCTGGAGCGTGCCCGCGGGTACACGTACGAGGAGGTCCAGGAAGTCCGGCGCGGGCGCCGGGTCGTCGAGCGGCGGCGGATCGTCAAGCACGTGGCCCCGGACGTGGGGGCGGCAAAGTACATCCTGGCCAACCGCGCCCGGACCAAGTGGGATCGGGATCAGGTCCACGACATGGGCGAGGACACGCTGGGGCGGCTGATGGAGCTGGTACATGGATGTGGCGGCGGACATGCGGCGATCGTGGCAGGAGGCGATGTCACCGGAGGCGGCGGCGGACGTGACGCGGCAGATTCTGCTGGGTCGGTCGGTGCTGCTGATCCTGGGGCCGGACCCGGTGACGGGTCGGCTGCGGGCGGTGCCAGTGACGAGCCTGGAGGTGGTGCGGCATGACGAGGCGAACGGTTGACATCGAGGTCCTGGCCGAGCGGGTGGCCGACCCGCGATGGCGGTTGTGCGAGTCGGGCTGGTACCGGATCGTGGACGCGGACGGCCGGGAGGTCGAGTTCCGGCCGAATCCGACGCAGCGGCGGTTGCTGAGCCGCCTGCACCACCGCAACGTCGTGCTCAAGGCCCGGCAGTTAGGCATGACCACGGCCATCGACCTGGCGATCCTGGACGCGTGCGTCTGGACGCCCCACGTGACCGCCGCGATCATCGCGCACCGCCTGGAGGACGTGCAGCGCATCTACCAGACCAAGGTGTTGGGGCCGTACAAGCGGCTGCCGGCGGATATCCGGGCCAAGGTCCCGGCGACCAAGCAGGACGCCTGTCAACTCGTGCTGGCCAACGGCAGCAGCATCCGGGTGGGCCTGTCGATGCGGTCGGACACGCTGCAGATGCTGCACGTCTCGGAGTACGGCAAGATTTGTGCCCGGTACCCGGACAAGGCCGAGGAGATCCGCACGGGGACGCTGCCGGCCTGCCACCGGGGCGCGGTCGTCTGGATCGAGTCGACGGCCGAGGGCCGGGGCAATGACTTCCACCGGCTCTGTCAAGCCGCCCAGGCCGCGACTGCCGAGGCCGACCGCCAGGGTCGCAGGCTCGGGCCGACGGAGTGGCGGTTCTGGTTTTTCCCGTGGTACGAGCACGACGCGTATCGCCTGCCGGACGACGAGGTCCTCCACGTCGAGCTGATGGCCGAGGAGACGGCGTATTTCGACGGTCTCGAACAGGCCCAGGGCGTCACGATCGACCTGGGCCAGCGGGCGTGGTACGTCCAGGCCCGACGCGGGCCCGGGGGCCTGGGCGACCTGATGATGCGCGAGTATCCCAGCACACCGGACGAGGCGTTCCGGGCCTCGGTCGACGGGGCGTACTACGGGGCCCTGATGGCCCGGGCGCGCGAGGAGGGCCGGATCGGTCACGTGGCCTACGACGACAGCCTGCCGGTCTACACGTTCTGGGACCTGGGCATTTCCGACAGCATGGCGATCTGGTTTGCCCAGCTCGTCGGCCAGGAGGTGCGGCTGATCGACTACCTGGAGGACACGGGCAAGGGCCTGCCGCATTATGTGGCCGAGCTGCGGCGGCGTCCCTACGTGTACGGCGGGCATTGGGCCCCGCAGGACATCCGGGTGCGAGAGCTGGGCACGGGCGTGTCCCGCTGGGAGACGGCCCGCGAGCTGGGGATCGAGTTCGACCTGGTCCCGGCCCACCAGGTCCCGGACGGGATCGACGCAGCCCGGTCGATGCTTCCGCGGTGCTGGTTCGACGCGCGGGCGTGCCGACGCGGCATCGAGGCCCTGGAGGCCTACCGGGCCGAGTGGGACGAGAAGGGCCAGTGCTTCAAGCCCCGGCCCGTGCACGACTGGTCGTCTCACGCGGCCGACGCGTTCCGGTACCTGGCCGTGGCGTACCGGTATGACCGGATCGCGGGGCAGTTCCACAGCGACCCGTTGGCCGCATGGGATTCGGACGACGCGCGCAACGAGTACGACCCGTTGAGATTCGACCTGGTGGAGACCTGAGACATGGGTGGCAGCAGTGCAGGACGTGTCAAACCGCCGCCTCCCCCGGCACCGGCACCGATGCCGATGGAGGGCAGCGCGGAGTACGAGCAGGTCCGCGACGCCGAGCGCAGGCGGCGACGGCGGGCGGCGGGATATCAGAAGACCCTGCTGACGGACAATTGGGCCCTGGGGGCCTCTGAGGGTGGCAAGACGTTGTTGGGATGATGGTCGCGACGCAAGACAACAACCTGGCCACCGAGATTCTGCGGCGGCACGACACGCTGGAGCGGATGCGCGAGCCGTTCGAGTCGCGTTGGCAGGAGGTCTGTGAGTTCGTGGCCTGGCGGCGGGATCCGGTCAAGCCGCCGAAGCGCAGCAGTGACCCGATCAAGCCGTCGCGACGCGGCGTGCGGGCGTTCAATTCGACGGCGGTTCGGGCATTGCAGGTCTGGGCCGACGGCATGCGGGGCTACCTGGTCAGCCCGACGCTGCGGTGGTTCCGGCTGGTGATGGCGGATCGGCGGCTCAACGAGCACCCGGACATCAAGGCGTGGCTGGAGGAGGTCGAAGACGCCCTGTACAGCGTATTCGCGCACAGCAACTTCTACGAGGCGATGGCCGAGTACTTCTACGACGCGGGCAGCATCGGCACGGCCACGATGTTCATCGAGGAGGATGTAGCCCGCGGCGAGGTCCTGTTCACGATCCAATCGCCGTGGAGCGTGTGTATCGCCGAGGACGCGCGGGGCCGGGTGGACACGATCTATCGCGACGTGCGGTTGACGGCCCGGCAGGCTGTGGGTCTATTCGGTGCCGACGACCTGGACGCTCGGGTCGTCCAGGCGGCCGAGCAGAGGCCGGACCAGACGTTCCAGTTCGTGCATGTGGTGTACCCGAACGCCAAGGGTCAACCCGGTTATGTGCCGGGTCTGGGCAAGCCGTGGGCCAGTGTCTGGGTGTGCACGACGGGCCGCAAGGTTGTGCGGCGCAGCGGCTACTACGACATGCCCGCCACGGTCTGGCGGTGCCGCAAGGAGGTCCCGTTCGTGTACGGATTCAGCCCCGCGATGGACGCGATGTGCGACGTGCTGGGGCTCAACCAGATCAGCAAGGACCTGCTGCATGCGTCGCATGTGTCCGTCAACCCGCCGTACAACGTCCCGCAGGAGCAGCGGGGCAAGGTGTCGGTCAAGCCGCGCGGGATCAACTACTACCACGACCCGCGGCGCAAGATTGAGCCCGTGATCACGGGCGTCAACTACCCGGTGGGTGTGGACCGCGAGGAGCGGATGGAGAAGGCGATCCAGGAACACTTCCGCGTCGATTTCTTCATGATGATGTCGATGATGGAGCGGCAGATGACGGCCACGGAGGTGCTGGAGCGGCAGGGCGAGAAAGCGGTCGTGCTCGGCTCGCAGATCGGGCGGTTGAACGCCGATTGCCTGGACCCGTTGATCGACCGCGTGTTTGCCATCGAGTATCGGGCCGGTCGGTTGCCCGATCCGCCGGCCCTCATCGCCGAGCGTGGGGGCGAGGTGGACGTGGACTACGTGGGGCCGCTGGCCCAGGTCCAGCGTCGGCTCTTGCAGACGCAGGGCATCAACCAGGGTCTGGAGGCGTTGGAGCCGTTGATCCGGATCTATCCGGAGGCCCGACACGTGATCGATCCGGTCAAGGCGGCCCGTCGCGTGGCCGAGGCGGCGGGCATCCCGCAGGACATGTTGCGTGACGAGGACGCCGTGGCCCAACTGATCCAGGCCGAACAGCAGCAGGCCCAGTTGGCCCAAGCGGCCCAGATGGCGCAGCAGGGGGCCCAGGCCGCACGAAATATCAACGAACCGGTGGCCGAGGGGTCGCCGTTGGAAATGCTCATGCAAGGGGTGTGAGATGGCCAAGAACAAGACGAAAGACGACAGAAAGACCCAGGTCACGAAGATGTCGGACACGGAAGAGGTCCCCATCCCGGATGTGGACGATGTGGCGGCCGAACTGGGCCGGGTCAACAATCGGCTGGACGCGATCCTGGATCGGCTGGATCGCATCGAGCGGCACGTTCTGCCGGACCGTCCGGACCTGAGCGGCCTGGCCGAGCGGCAGCGGATGCGGGAGGCCCAGCAGCGTGGCAAGAACGCTTGAACAGCTGGAGCGATACACCGAAGGCCTGTTTGAAGAGCTGTCGGCCTTGCGGGCCCGACTTGACCAATTGCAGCTCCGGCTGAAGGCGTTGGAGGGTCGGTCGCTTCCGCCGGAGGCGACGGTCCTGGGACCCCGGCCGCGACGTGGCAGGAGGCGCCGTGAATCCTGACGAGGTCTACGAGAACGCCACGCACACGACGAACGTGTTGCGTGACACGTTTTTCGGCAGTCCGGCCGGCCGCGAGGCGTTCCGGATCGTGATGGACGTCTTGAAGTTCGGCCGGTCGATCCAGGACGAGGGCGACGTGGCGTTGCACAACGCGGCCCTGGAGCTATTTCGTCTGGCGGGGGTACACGACCCAGCCAACCCGGAGTACTGGGAGGCGGCCAGTGTCAACTGGCGGCAGGAATTGAAGGGCATGATCTACAGGGACGATGAAGATGGACGGACAGGCGACGAGTGAAGCGCTGCAAGGCGAAGTGACACAGCAGACGACCCCGTCCGAAGCGCCGAAGATGCCCGGATGGACGGCACAGCTTCCGGACGACCTGAAGGCCAACGAGACCCTTACCAGGTTCCCAACGGTCGGGGACCTGGGTAGGGCCTTCTTGGAGGCCGATGGGAGGCTGGCCAAGTCGGTGCCGTTGCTGACGGAAGACGCGACGGACGAACAGCGTGCGGAGTTTTACAAGCGGCTTGGACGGCCCGAATCGCCGGACGGCTACGATCTGCCGGAGGTCGAGGGCGTCAGCCCCGATGCTCTGGCGGCGTGGCGCCAGCGGTTCCACGAGGCGGGCCTGACGGCGGCCCAGGCCAAGGCGTTGTACGACGCGTACACGGCGGAGGTCCAGGCGGCCATCGAGGCCCGGCAGGTCGAGAGCGACAAGGCCATCCAGGACGCCGAAAAGGTTCTACGTGACGAGTGGGGCGACGACTACGACGCCAAGCTGGAGCTGGCGCGTCGGGTCGTCGTGGAGTTCGGCGGCGACGAGTTCAAGGCGCTGCTGGACGCCTCCGGCCTGGGCAACGATCCGCGCGTGGTCAAGGTGTTTGCGGCGATCGGCGAGAAGTATGCCGAGGACACGGCCCTGCGGGGTCAGCCCGGCCAGCCGCCGCGCGAAGAAGGGAAGTTTTACTATCCATCCATGAGGAAATAACCCGGCCGAAAAAGACAACCGGATGGGCCTAGCAGGCCGTTGAAAAAAGCCGTTCACGGGGCAAACTCAGGCCGCGTAGGGAAGAAAGGGTGCCCCGGGTAGATCATGTACAGTATTGCATATATGCCGCCAGATCAGGACCTGCGAAGGCATCCGGCGACTCAGGGCCGACAGCACAAAACGCAGCAGGCCGCGAACGAGGTCCCACAGGCCCCGCGGCGTGCCTCGGCCGAACAGCCCGCGCATCACCAACGCCAGGTTGAAC